CTGTGGCGCGCGCGGCGGGCGGCGGTCAGCTGCCGCAGGAAAACCGCATCGACGCGATGAGCGACGCGCAGTTTGAGGCGTTCTCCCGTCAGGCGAGGGCCGCGGCGATGATGGGCAAGAAGGTAAAGATGTGACATGAAAAGCGGCTTAAAGCAGCCGCAAAGCGAAGAAGGGGTTCGGGGACTGGTCCCCGACCGGGGTTTGGGGCGGGAGCCCCAGAAAGGAGAATGAAATATGGCCTATACGAGTGAAAACACCAACATGACTGCGAGCGCGGGCCTCACGCCCGGCATGCAGACCTACTACAACCGCGAGCTGCTGCGCACGTTTGAGCCGGAGCTGGTACATCTGCAGTTCGGCGACGAGCACCGCATGCCGCCGAATTCCGGTCTTGTGATGAACATGCGCAAGATCATCCCGCTGGAGGCGAACACCGCAGCGCTTGCCGAGGGCGAGCCGGGCGAGAGCGTGATGCTCACTGAGACCGAGGTGACGGTGAAGCTGGAGCAGTACGGCGAGTACGCCCGCTGCACCGACAAGCTGGACCTTAGCCACCTTGACATGAACATCCTGCGCAAGACCAAGCTCTTTGGCGACGCGGGCGCGCGCAGCATTGACGCGGTCGTGCGCGAGGAGCTGGCAACCTGCACCAACGTCATCTACGCAAACGGCAAGACCAGCCGCGAGGAGCTGACCCCTGCGGACAAGCTCTCCACCAAGGAGCTGCGCAAGGCGGTGCGCATGCTTAAGAAGGCGCACGCGCAGACGTTCGGCGGCTACTACATCGCCATCGTGGGTCCGGAGACGTTCTACGATCTGCAGGACGACGAGACGTTTGTGGCGGTGAGCCGTTATCAGGACAAGGAGGCGATCTACACGGGCGAAATCGGCCGCCTGTTTGGCTGCCGCATCGTGGAGACGACTGAGGCGAAGATCTTTGAGGCGGCGGGCGCGGAGGGCGCGGACGTCGCCAGCGTGATCGTGCTGGGTCAGTACGCCTACGGCTACACCAGCTTCAAGGGCGCTAAGCCGCGCGTGATCGTCAAGCCCGCAGGCAGCGCGGGCACCGCTGATCCGCTGGAGCAGATCTCTACCGTCGGCTGGAAGATGGACGGCTTTGGCGTCAAGCTCCTGCAGCCGGAGTATGCGGTGAGGATTGAGTGCGGTTACAGCGCGTGAGGTGATGTGAAGGTTTGAGGTGGGAAGCGAGAGTTGGAGGAGAGAGATTCTTGCCTCCGGCGGAGTTTACGCGCTCCGCTGGGGCCTAGGGGAGTAGGGGGGTTTCAATTCCCCCTACCTCCCCTAGGAACCCCATTACCCCCACAAATGACCAGGGACCTCACGGCCCTGGACCCGGGGCTGTATACGAGGATATAAAAAACAATGATGATTTTCCGGCAAACGAAGTTTGCCGATGAAGGGTGCAGGGACAATGTCCCTGCGCGGGGTGCGGGGCGGCAGCCCCGCGGAAAGGAGAATGAAGATGGCGGTTAAGATGAACACGACGCAGACGGTGGAGAAGACCTCCAGCGCGCTGCTTGGCAAGTGCGAGGCGACGAAGAAGAACATGAAGAGCCTGATGGAAAAGGCGGGCTGCAAGGACAATGAGATGGTCAAGGTCTTTTTGCCGCTGATTCCCGGCTGCAAGGACGACGTGGCGTTCGTCGGGCTCAATGGCGTGAGCTTCTATTTCCTGCGCGGCAAGACGGTCGAGATGCCGGAGGCTGTGGCGAAGATCCTCAAAAACACCGGCAATCTGTGAGGTGAGTGGATTGACGCTTGTATCGATTATGAAGCTGGCGCTGCGCCAGCTGGACGAGGCGGCGGAGGATCTGAGCGAATACGAGGAGATCTTCAGGAGCTATGCCAACATGGGCTACATGATCGCACTGCGGCTGTATCTGAGGCCGCGCGAGGTGATCGAGCTGCGCACGGATTCCACGGGCGCGGCGGATCTTCGGGGGCTGTTCATCGGCCGTGTGGTTGCGGTGCAGGGCGAGGACGGCAGGAACGTCCGCTTTGTCGTGGGCGGAGACGGCGTTACGCTGCACACCGGCGCTTTGGCGCAGACGGTGAAGGTGCTCGCGGAGATCGAATGTCCGCCGCTTGAAGGCGGGCTTGACGAGCCGCTGCTGCCGGAATATGCGCAGCCTGCGCTGGCGGACTACATCTGCTACCGGCATTTATCCAGCGGCAATCTCGCCAAGCAGAGCCGCGCGGAGTTCTTCAGGCAGAGCTTTTATCAGCAGATGCGCGCGATGAAGCCGCAGGGCGCGGGCAGCGTGACGGAGCTGAAAAACCTCTACGCAGCAACGTCGTGAGGATGAAACGGGGTGAAGAAATGGCGAAATACACGGGCATTCAGGAGGAGAGCTATGAGGGCAGATTTCTGATTCCTGCGCCCAAGGGCGTATACCAGGCGGCGGGTGACACGAACGTGGACGCCGACTACGCTTACAGAGCCGAGAACATGCGCACGGAGCGCGGCTTGCTGGCCACAGCCTATGGCACAAGCCGCGCCTTTCCGGCGCTTGGCTATCCGATTGAGACGCTGACGCGCTTTTACCGGCGCAACAAGCCGGACGATCCGGAGGTATTCGTGGCCGGCGCGAACGGCGCGATTTACACATACACCACGGGCACGCAGGCATGGATCGAGCGGGCAAAGGGCTTTGCAAGCGATAACTGGAGCCATGTGACCTACGAGGCGGTGCAGGACGGGGAGACGGTTGACGTGCTGATCATGAGCAATGCGCACGACGGCATGGTCGCCATCTACGGCAGCGACCTGCGCGTGGAAAGGAAGGCGCTCATGATCGGCGACGATTACGCCGGGGTGAAGTTCGGCGTGCTGGGACGGCATGCGGAGCGCATCTGGGGCAGCGGCGTGCTGGATATGCCGGACGCTGTGTTCTACTCAAAGCCCTACGATCCCTTTGACTGGACGGGCGACGAGGAAAACCCCGAGCTGGGCGGCGGACTGATCCAGCAGCCGACATGGGACGGCGACGAATTCATCGCGCTGCGCCCGTTCGGCGGCTACCTGCTGGCGATCAAGCGCAGCACGGTGTTTGAGATCCGCGGCACAGATCCGTCATCGTTTACGATCACGGAGGCCTACGGCACGGACGGTCCGGTGCAGGACAGGACGGTCGTGGTGGACAGGCTGCGGGTGTTTTTCTTAGCGCAGGGCGGGCTTGGCATGTACGACGGCAGCACGCTGTCGCTGCTGGCAAAGGACGCGCTGCACGAGACGATGAAGATGCGCATGGAGGGCAGGCAGACCGCCGCGTCCGCCTGCGTATGCGATCACGTGTACTATCTGGCGCTGTGCGTCAAGGAGCGCGAGGGCGACGTGCTTTCGGAAAACAATCCCGTCATCGAGTTTGACTCCGAGCGCGGGACGTTCATGATCCGCAAGGGCGTGCGCGTCAAGGACTTCTACGCGCTGGGCGGCAAGGTCTACTTCACGCAGGCGGACGCGCCGTATGAGGTGCTGCGCTACAACGATCCGGATTCGGGCAGCTATCTTGGACAGCCGATCGAAAGCGTCTGGGAGACGCCGTGGCTGGACCTCGGCAAGAACATGATGAAGCGCGACTTTGTGCTCCGGTTTACCGCCGACGCGGACGCGGACGACGTGCCGCTTGATATCTCGGTCATCACAGACAGGCGCGAGAAGACGAAAACGGTGCTGCTTCACAGCGACAGGCGCGATTACCGCGTGCGCATCCAAAGCAGCGGCGTGCGCGTGAAGCTGAGGATTGCGAGCAATCAGCGCCCGGCGGGCTGGCGCATCTACGGCGGCGTGCAGGTCGAGTACAGTCTGGACGAGGTGTGATATGAAGCAGCCAAGGGTGCCGGAATACCGCGAAAGCGAGGGCGTGCAGAGCTATATCAAGCCGCTGATCCTGTTTCTCAAGGATTTTTCCATGGCGGCATGGACGGCGAACAGCAAGCGGAAACACGAAATACAAAATATTTCCAGGAGCATTCAGGAAATGCCGGAAATCGACTATCCCGTCACGAGCGTCAACGGCAAGGCAGGCGACGTGCAGCTGGAGGCGGTGGATGTGGGCGCGCTGGGTGCAAACGAGCAGGCGGCGGACGCAGGGAGGCTGGGCGGTGTGGACGCGCAGGAATATGCGCTCAAGGCGGACATCCCTGACGCCAAAGAGATGTACAGCAATCTGGCAGACAACACTGACTTCACGCACTGGGTGGCGCAGACCGGCATCGGCGGCAAGCACGGTACGCAGGCATACGGCGGCGACCGGTGGATTCTGGCGGCGGGGACGATTGCGGGCGAGGCGAACACGGACGGCGACGGATACAGCGGCGTCACGCTCAACGGCACGCTGGTGCAGGTCGTTCCTTCCCCGCCTGCTGTCGCCACGCCGTTCATTGAGATGATCAGCGGCGAGGCTGAAATCTCCTATGATGCAGACGCAGGCGAAATCGTCATCACAAGCAGCGGCGGCGTGATCAGGAACGTGCTGCTGCTTGAAGGCGAGTGGACGAGGAAACCGGAGTATGCGGCAAAAGGCTATGCGGCGGAGCTGGCAGAGTGTCTGCGGTACTTTGAGCGGTTTGGCACGCATGCTTCGGCCATCATCGGAACCGTCGTGTATGTTGTTTCCGGCGCAAAGGCGTTCATATGCTCGCTGCAGTATACGCCCAAAAGGATTGAGTCGCCCACTATCGTGTTGTCTGCCGCAAGCAACTACAGAGTGCTGCTCAAGGATCGGGCAACCGGAGACACAAAGACGGCTACATCGGTTACATCGTTTGACAATCTGACCGCTGGAGGCCAGTGCGCTTATTTTAAAGCGACGCTGAGCGGTTCCACAGGCTCCAATTATTGGGCGCTGCTGCAAAGATCGGATGCGACAACCGGCTCGTATGTCGATATTTCTGCCGATCTGGCAAGGAGGAGCGGTTGATGATTTACAAGGTATATGCCAAGACCGACGGCAAAAACCGCATTACGGCGATCGACTCGTCGGGTTTTCTTGAGGATACGGTCGGATGGGTGCAGATCGACGAAGGAAGCGGAGATCGTTATTATCTTGCGCAAAACAACTATTTCGATCAAGCTCTGACCGATGATCGCGGCTTATACCGATATGCGCTTGATCGCGGCAATACGCCTTACAAGCGCACAAGGGAAGAAATGGATGCGGACTATGTACCGGCGGCGCCGCAGATGAGCGATACCGAGCGCATCACGGCGCTGGAAGAGGAAAACAGAGAGCTGAAGGAAGCGCTGGACCTTCTGCTTAGCGGCGTGACGGAGGAGGGCGATGAAGCGGATGGCTAACCCGTGGAGAGAGAAGGTGCTTGCCTTCAATCGAAAACGCGCGCAGGCGGATGAAAAGGCGCAGGATCTTTCATCGCTGCTTGCAGCGCTGCCGCCGGGCATCCGGAGGCAGCTTGAAAGGGACGAAGTCTGCGGCGCGATTCTCAGAAAATACGGCATGACGGAATAAAAGGAAGTGAGATCTATGGGAAAGACGGTTTCAACGACCCATTCAACCTCTGACAGCTGGAGCAAAACGCACAGCGAAACAAAATCGCAGAGCGAGAGCAAGAGCCAGAGCGAAACCAAAAAGGTGCTCGACGAGGAACTGGTGAGCAAAATCCTCGCCGGGCTGACGGGTTACATGACCGACGAGGAAATCGGCGCATACGCCGAGAACCTGCTGCGGCCGCAGCTGAGCGCGGGCCTTGAGGCGGTGCAGCAGCAGTATGACACGGCAAAGCTTGCCAAGGAGCAGGAGATTGCGCGGCTGTCCGATGCGCTCCAAAAGGGCATCAGGGAGCAGGAGGGCGCCTACGGCAGGAGCATGGCCAACGTGCAGACGGCGGCGCTGGCGCGCGGCATGGGCCGCTCCAGCTACACGATGCAGAGCCTTGCCAATCAGGGCAGCGCGCTGGCAAGGGCGGTTGCGGGTCTCAGGGCGGACACGCAGAAGCAGCAGAGCCAGATTCAGGAGCAGATCAGCCTCGCCGCGCAGCAGAAGGCGCAGACGCAGGGCCGCCTGAACACGGACTACGCGAGCAATCTCGCCGCGAAGGTGCAGGAGCTCAAGGAGCAGCAGCGTCAGGCCTACAACCAGAACTACCTGACGGCGGTCAGCGGCGCCATGGGCAGCGCGACGCAGGGCAGCTCGCAGACCACCGGCTCAAGCGTCACCAACAGCAACACCGTGGGCCACACCGAAGGCTACAGCCAGACCGTCACCAAGACGAGCCGGGGCTGACGCGGCGGCAAAAGGAAGAAGGAGGAATGCAATGATTGCGGCAGTCTTTGACGGCAGGAACGATCGATCAGGCGCGGTCAGCGGCGCATACCAGTATGACACGGGCCAGCGCCTGGCGATGCACGGCCTGCCCTCGCCGCAGGAGCTGGCGGGGAAGGACGACCTGCTCTCGGGCGATCTGGTGACGGTGCAGGCGCAGTTTTCCTACAAGGGCGACAGCCAGACGGACATGCGCCTTGCCATGTGGGACGAGGAGCGGAAGATCTGGCTGGTCGACGTGCCGGATGAATACCTGACGCGGCACAGGGACGTGCACATGTACGTGTACTGCTACTACGGATCGGACGAGACCGGCGAGCGCGCGGAAACGGCGTATGAGGCGTCGTTCCGCCCGGTCAGCCGCCCGGCGCCGGCGGGCACGGTGACGCAGGATCAGCTTGAGCAGTGGGCAAATCTCAAGGCGGAGATTGAAATCTCGCTGGCAAAGGTCGGCAATGCGGCCGGCGGCGCAAACGACGCCGCCCGTGAAGCGGACGAGGCGGGCGAGCGCGCCGCAGGCGACATGCAAAGCGCACACGCGGCGGCGCAGGCGGCCAAGGACGCGGCGGACGCCCTGCGCGAAGCGGGCGAAAAGGTGGGACAGGCCGACGGGACTACGGCAAAGATTGCCGCAGGCGCGCAGGCCACGGCGGCGCTTGGGCTTCAAGAAAAGATCGGGCGGCTGACCCTCGGCGCGCCTCAGGGTGCAAACGGCCGCAAGGGCGAGACGGGCGACACCGGGCCATCGGACGTGACCTTTGCATTTGACGAGGAAACGGGCACGCTGACCATGACGACGGCGGAGCATACAGGAGAGGAGTGATTGAATTGGCAGGCAATTCCTGGAACGAGACGATTGCCGACGTCAACAAGACGCTGGCAAGCATGAACACCGCGATCTCGGACGCAAACGGCGCGGCGGAGAACGCGCGGGAACAGGCGCAGGAAGCGGGCGCGCAGGGCGGCGGGGCGCAGGAGGCGGCTTCTGTGGCCAGAGAGGCGGCGGACGCGGCAAGCGACGAGGCGCAGAAGTGGAAAAACGCCACGGTCAGCGCGCTGACGCTGGAGCCGGGCGACGACGCGACGGCCGCCCTTTCGGAAAAGGACGGCGCAAAGCACATCACCTTCGGCATCCCGCGCGGCAGGGACGGCGCGGACGGCCCCAAGGGCGACACGGGCAGAAGCGGCGTGACGTTCACGCTTTCGGGCACGACGCTTCACATCACGACCGGTTAAGGGGGCGGGGATATGGCGATCAAGATGCCCGCTTTCACCTATTCGGGCACGTATAAAACGGAACTGAAGAATGGCTGCTGGTACATCTATTTCCTGACCAGCGGTACGCTGAAGATGGCGTATTCAAAGACCGCAGACCTTTATCTCCACGGCGGCGGCGGCTCCGGCGCAGGCAGTGGTTATAACTCTCATGGCGGCCCCGGCGGCGGAGGCGGCTGGTTTGCCAGCCACATGGGCATTCACGTTGAAGCTGGAGTGGGACATGACATTGTTGTCGGCTCCGGCGGCGCGGGCAGAACCGGAGACGGGCGAGACGGCGGAAGCTCCTCTGCATTTGGCTACAGCGTGGAAGGCGGAAAGGGCGGCGAGCATATGGGGTCCCCCGGCGAAGGCGGTTCGGGCAGCGGCGGAAGCAGAGGCAAAAGTGTCGGCGGCATGGCCGGCGACGGCGGCAGCAACACCACGTATGCCTTCCTTGACAGCAGCACTGGCCTGATCTACGGCGGCGGCGGCGCGGGCGGCGGCCCGGAATCCGGCGGAAACGGCAAGCCGGGCGCCCCGTATGGCGCGAAGGCAGGCGAGGCTGCGGCCGCCAATACCGGCGCAGGCGGCGGCGGCGCGCACTTCACCAGCAGCAGCGAGACCGGCAATCCGGGCGGATCGGGCGGCAGCGGCATCGTGATTCTGCGCAGCACGCAGGACGATCAGCTGCCGGTAAAATACCGCGGCACGACGCTGCAGCGGATGATCTTTAACGGCAGCGAGGTCAGGCGACTGATCTTTAACGGCACGACAATCTTTATGCAGCAACTGAGGGGGTGGCTGAGACGGTTGGATATCAGGATGCAATCCGCATTGCCCGCGAGCTGATCGGCACGCCGTACAAGGCGCTTGACTGCATCAACCTGATCAAAAAGGTGATCCGCACGGCCCCGGGCGGCGTTTCAAACTACACGACGGCGGGCACGAACACGCTGTGGGACAGCTTTCATGCATCCGCGAAGTACCGCGATCTGACGTGGCGGCAGGAGGGCCTTGCCGGGGCGCGCGCGGGCATGCTGGCATTCAAGCGCTACGGCGCGGACAACGAGGGCCATGTGGGCCTTGTGACGGGCGAGGGCACGGTCATCCATTCCTCAAGCGAAAACGGCAGGGGCGTTGTGGAAACGCCCCTGACTGCCGCGCAGGGCTGGGATCTGCTGGCGGTGCACCGCTACATCGGGGTGGACGCAGAAAAAGAGACTGCGCCCGGGACGCAGGAAGACAAGACGCAGGAAGAAGAAACGCAGGACGCGGCGGCTGTCGTCATCGTGGACAGCGCGGGGCGGACATTTTTTCCGCAGGGCGACTGGCGCGTGCTGATCGGCGGCGTCGACTGAGGAGGGGAGAGAATGGAAAGCCAGCTGCGCGATCAGCTCTACAGCGAACGCTTCGCACGGGACAAGGAGAGAATCGAGGAACACGAGCGCCACATGCGGGAGCAGGACGCGGAGCGCAGGAAGCTCAGCGAGCTGTCCATCCGCATGGGCGAGCTGCTTGAAAGGCACGACGAAAAGATCGGCGAGCACGAAAGGCGCATCGAAAAGATCGAGCACAGGCCGGTGAGCCGGATGAACATGGCGGTGGACAAGATCATCACGGTGCTCACGGCGGCTGCGGTGTCCGCGCTGTTTGGCCTCGGCGAATAAAAGAAAAGCATCAGAAGGCGAAAGGAGAGGCATATGAAGCATATAGACTGGAAGGACGTGGGCGTGCGCGCGATGAAGACCTTTGTGCAGACGGCGGCGTCCGTTTTTATCGCGGGGCTTGGCGGCGTGGATCTGTTCGCGCAGAAGGAGGGGTTCTGGATCGGACTGCTGCTTTCCGCCGGTTCGGCGGGCATATCCGCCGTGTGGAACGGCCTGATTGAGCCGATGATCAGGCCGCATGCCCTCAAAGCGGACGCGCCGTGACGATTTTATTTGACAGACGGGCGCTTTGGCTGTACAATAAAGTGTCGGTAAATCAAGGAATAACTGAAAAAGCGCGCAGTGCGCGCCTCCTCTTCCGCCCAAGCATGCACGATTTGTTTTGATCGCGCACGCGAGCGTTTTCACGTATTTTTCTATCCGATAAAAAAAGCCCTGCGCAGAGCAGGGCTGTGGTGCTGATGGCGGGACTCGAACCCGCACGCCGAAAGGCAAGGGATTTTAAGTCCCCGGTGTCTGCCATTCCACCACATCAGCGATGGAATCTATTATAGAGGCATGGGCGGTGCGTTGTCAAGGATGCTGCGGGAAAAGAGCCCAAATGCAGCCCTTGAAACGCCCCTCCCGGCGCGGCGCCATCAGACAGGAAAGACGAAAGGGATTCAGACCATGAACAAGCACATCAGGGACATCCTCGAGCGCTTTGTGCTCCCGCAGGGCGAAATTGAGGCGGTGCCCTTTGGCAACGGCCACATCAACGACACGCTGCGCGTGACGGTGCACGCGCCCTACGGCGAGCGGCAGTTCGTGCTTCAGCACGTCAATCAGTACGTGTTCAAGAAGCCGGTTGAGGTGATCGAGAACATCGAGAAGGTGACGGCCTATCTTTCCAGCGTCGTGCGCGCGGAGGGCGGCGACCCGGCGCGCGGCACGCTGACGCTGATCGCGGCGAAGGACGGCAGGCACTATGTGATTGCCGAGGACGGCGAGCTGTGGCGGATGTATCTGCTGGTGGACGGCACGATGAGCATCGACCTGCCGGACACGCCGGAGCACTTCAGGCTCTGCGGCAGCGCGTTTGGCCGCTTCCAGCAGCAGCTGGGCGGCTTTGACGCGTCGATGCTCCACGAGACGATCGTCGATTTCCACAACACGCCCGCGCGCTATGCGCAGCTTGAAGACGCGATCGCGCGCAACGAGGCCGGCAGGCTGGACGGCGTGGGCGAGGAGATCGCCTTCTGCCGCGCGCGCGAAAGCGAGGTGCACACGCTCACGGACGCGCTTGAAAAGGGCGAGATTCCGCTTCGCGTGACGCACAACGACACGAAGATCAACAACGTGCTGCTGGATAAGCAGACCGGCGAGGGCGTGTGCGTGGTCGATCTTGACACGGTGATGCCGGGCCTTGCGGCGTATGACTTCGGCGACGCGATCCGCGCCGGCGCGGGCACCGCCGAGGAGGACGAGAGAGACTCCAGCAAGATGACGCTGAACCTCAATATGTTCCGCGCGTTTGCCGAGGGCTTCCTGGCGGAGTGCGGCGCGGCGCTTGGCGAAAGGGAGAAGGAGCTGCTGCCCATGGGCGCCAAGCTCATGGCGCTGGAATGCGGCATGCGCTTCCTGGCCGATCATCTCAATGGCGACAAGTATTTCAAGGTCCACCGCGAAAACCAGAACCTTGACCGCGCGCGCACGCAGTTTGC